TTTTCTAAAGATGGTGAATACATAATTATTAATTCAGTATTAAACACAATTGATATATAATGAAACAATCAGAAGTAATGCCAACGCTTAGAAAATTTCCACAGCACTCACTATGGAATTATCAGGTAAGTAAATGGACTGCAGAACAAATTAAAGAGTTTGAGAAATTAAGAGACGGAAAACAAAAATTAGTTAAAAGAAAAATGAATCGAATAGCTATAAATTCAGTTAAAATAATACGTTTTTCAGATGGATTTGTTTACAATAGTATAAGTGAATGTGAAAAAATTAACGGGTTTCATAATGTAGAAATGAGAAATAAAATTGAAAAAGGAATTGAATTTAAAAGATTATAATTTTTTTAATAAAAGTATTGTTTATCTAAATTATAGTATTATATTTGCTTAAGTATTATTTGGTAGAGAACTTAATACTAACTGAAGACATTTTTTAAGCTCTATGGTGCGGAACTCTACTTCCAATCCATAGAGCATTTTTTTTATATTAAATTTATGGCTTACTTATCATGGTTTAAATTTACTCCTTCCGATTGGATAATGGGTAAAATACAACGAACACCAGAACTCACTCAGGCTCGTTTTATGAGGTTAATTTGTCTTTATTGGAATAAGCAATGCATTTTATCATTTGAAGATGCAGAGATAGAAATTGACAAAGACCATTTAGATTTACTTGTATCTAAAAAAATTATCAAAATAGAAAATGACTTTATTATAATTGAATTTCTTAATGAGCAGATGGGTACAATATCTGAAACTTCACAAAAAAGAAAAGAAGCTGTATTACAAAGATGGGCAAAAGTAAAACAAAACGATACAAGTGTATATAAAATCGATACAAATGTATTACAAAACGATACAGATAAGATAAGAAAAGATAAGATAAGAAAAGAAAATATTATTAATAATTCTGTTTTCGTTTCTGAATGTAAAAATTCTACTCAATGGATTGAAGTAACGGCAATGCAAAATAAAGTTTCTATTGATGTTATAAACGTTTTTCTAGATAATTTTGAAAGTCATTTGATAACAATGCAAGAGCAAAAGAAAACTTTAAAGGAATATAAAGAACATTTTACACACTGGATGAAGAAGCAGGATTTATCTAATTTTAGAGTAAAGGTAATCGGTAAAACTAATCAAATTTAAATTATGGAAATTAACGGATTTGAAGTCGATAAATATAATCAACACGGTTTTAAAGATAGAGCTAAAAATGATATTTGCCCGTTTTGTTCTGCTGATAGAAAAAAGAAAACAGATAAGTGTGTTTCTTTACATTGGGACACGGGTTTTTTTAACTGTAATCATTGCGGTGAAAAAGGACAACTTCACACATTTAAGAAAAAAGAAAATGTAAAGCATTACGCAAAACCTATTTTAAGCAATACTAAAAGCGATTATAGCGATAAATTTATAAATTATATAACTAATATTAGGTCAATAGATATTAACGCCTTAAAAGCTTTAAAAGTTCGTGAGTCTAAAGAGTGGATGCCACAAACAAAAAAAGAAGAAAATTGCATTTGTTTTGATTACTATTTTAAAGATGAATTAATAAACGTTAAATATAGAGACGGTAAAAAGAATTTTAAATTATTCAAAGATGCTGAAAAGATTTTTTACAATTTAGATAATATTGCTACAGAAGATACCTGTATAGTTGTTGAGGGTGAATTTGATGTTTTAAGTTTTGCTACGGCTGGAGTTAATAACGTGGTTTCGGTTCCTAATGGATTTAACTTAAAAGGGGAATTAAATTTAGATTATATTGATAATTATTATAATTACTTTGAATCAAAAGAAATTATTTTTATTGCAGTTGACAATGATGAAGCTGGGCAAAAAGGGCAAAAAGAGTTAATTCGTCGTTTTGGAGCTGAAAAATGTAAAATAGTTAATTTTGGGGATTGCAAAGATGCAAACGATTATTTAATTAAGTACGGTAAGAATGCATTAGCAAATACTATCAAACTCGCTAAAGATGTAAAGGTAGATGGTATATTTGAATTGAACGACGTTAGAAAATCGATGTTATACGATTATAAAAACGGTCAAAAAAGAGGTGAAAGTACTGGGGTATCAGAAATAGACAAGGCTTGGACTTGGAAGCAAGGAGAGGTTAATTTGTGGACGGGATATAATAACGAGGGTAAATCTTTATTTTTAAATCAACTATGTTTAATTCGTGCAATTAATTCGGGTGTAAAGGTAGCAATATTTAGTCCAGAAAATTTTCCTATAAATGAATTTTACAATGACTTAATAGAAACTTATATTGGCAAATCTTGCGATCCTTATTACACGAATAACTACATGAGTGAAGAAGAGTTTAATCAGGGAATGGATTTTATTAATGAACATTTTTTCTTAATATATCCAGAGAAAGACTTTAAAATAGAAACTATTTTTGAAAAAGCTAATTATTTAGTTAGAAAAAGAGGTATTAAAACCTTAATAATTGATCCTTACAATATGGTTGAACATTATTTAAAAGGTGGTGAAAGAGAGGATTTATATATTAGTAGGTTTATGACTCAATTAAAAAGATTTGCTATTGAAAGTGATATTTCAGTTAATTTAGTAGCCCATCAAAATACACCTAAAGTAAATGATAAAGATGAAAATAGGTATTATTGCCCTGTAGGAAATAATGTCAAAGGTGGCGGTACTTTTGCAGATAAAACAGATAATTTACTCGCTGTTTGGAGACCAAATAAAGCATTTAATTATAAAGACCCTAATGTAATGTTTATAAGTCAAAAGATTAAAAAACAAAAGTTAGTAGGTATTCCGCAAAAGATTGACGAAATAGTATTTAATATTAGAGACCAAAGATATTATTTTAACGGTGTTTCTCCATTCACTTTATTTGATAAAATAAGAAATGGAACGGATAAAATAATACAAGAAGAGCCAAAACAAATTTTAGGTAATTTAGAAGATGCTTTTGATATAGAATTAACAGATTATGAATTAAATGAAGTTCCATTTTAATATGAAATATAAAGACCAACTTAAAACATCGGCATGGCTTAAAAAGAGATCCGAAATAATGACAAGAGATAATTTTGTTTGTGTAGTTTGCTTGTCTGATAATTACGAAAATCAATTAGAAGTACATCACATAGGATATTTAAATAATCGTAAAGCTTGGGATTATCCAGATTATTTATTAGTTACTTTGTGCAGGAATTGTCATCAAAAAGAGCATGATGACAATAATACTAATGATAAAAAAAGTATCATAAATTGGATTAAGAAGTTACTAAAGAAATAATAGACAATCCAGAAGGAGAAAGTTGGGTTTAATTAAAACAAAAACTATGAACTATAAACTAAAAATAAAGCCTTTAAGCGTAAATGAAGCGTTTAAAGGCAAAAAGTACCGTACTACTAAGTACGATGTGTTTATTCGTAATTGTTTATTATTACTGCCTTTAAAATTAGTTATTCCAGACGAAACTAATATTAAATTAGCTATTGAATTTGGCTTTAGTTCTAAATCAAGTGATATAGATAATTGTTGCAAATCTTTTATAGATTGTTTAGTTAAAAAATATAAAGTAGATGATAGATTTATATATGAAATGCACGTTTTTAAAAGTATTGTGAAAAAAGGAGAGGAATATATAAAATTTAAAATTTATTAAAAATAAAGATTATGAAAAAGCTAAACAACTGCAAGAGGTTCTTTTTAGATTGAATCATGGGTAAATGTTAAAGTTTTAAAAATGTATTGTTATGTTAGTTATTATACTTACATTTGAATATTATTAAAAACTAAAAAAATATATTATGAAAAAATTTGTATTAAGACATTGGAGAGGTAATGGTCAAGTTATTCCCGATATAATGAAAGATTCTTATCAAGATTATCCTAAATATAGAAATATACGTCCTTATAAATTATCAGAATGTATTTGTAGCGTTCTATCTGAAAAAGAGTATTTGAAATTTATATTAGAAAGATATGGAGTTGAAGAACATAATAAATCAGTAGTTAAACACAAACTTGGAGATTGGAATTTAATTAAAGAAACATTTTAAAAATACTAATTATGGAAGCAACACACAACATTAAGTACGAAGGTTTAAAACTTGAAGTAAAAGGAGAATTTGAAGAGGCAGAAATTGAAACAGGATATAAAGGAGGGTGGATTCATTGGACTATTGAAACAGATGGAGTCGATATTTCTTGGATGCTTAAAGATGATATTATAGAGCAAATTAATCAAATTGTTATTAACGAAAATTATTGATTATGAACCTAGACGACGAACGAGCAAATATGCTATTTAAACTATTTATAAAAACAATATTAATAATAATTTTAATCTTTACATTATGGGTAATACTAAAATAAGACCGATAGCAATGAAATGCAATCAAGAACAGTTTGACGCTGTTAAAAGTAAGTTAAGTAATTTTAGCCAAATAATAGGTGGTTTTAAAAGTCTTGGCCATTTAACAAATTATCTTTATGGTAACGAAAATAAAATAGGTAATATTTATAGTGATTGCGCTAAAGACCACGAAAGAACTGTTTACGAAACATGGAACGAAGAAATATTTTTAAATGCTTGTGGTATTGAAACTGAACCAACCTACACAATCACAAAAGATATTATAGAAAAGTATCAAATGAAAGATGAATTTCCTGATGTATTTGAGGTTAAAAAGAAAATGACACAAGAACAAATTGAATCTGAACTTGGTTATGAAATAGAAATAATACAACCATGAGCAAACTAACAAACAAATACGAAACAATTTTCGAAATGGAAGCGAGATTGAAAGTTGAAGCTAAGAAATTAGCTAAAGAGCATGTAGATACTAAACCTATTAAATATTTATTGAAATGAGAGAGGGATATACAATAGAGAATAATATTTTTGCAGGATATAAATTTTTTTATATATTTAATTTCTTAACTATAAATACCGTAAGTAATTATGGATTTTTATTAGAATATAAGGAATACAACATCCACGAAGACTCTATCGGAGTATGGAAAATTAAATCTAAATAACTAATTTTTACCCTTAATAATATATTAAGGGTTTTTTTGTATATTTGTATTATGGCTTACAGTGAAGAAGAAATAGAAGTAATATTTGATTCCATTCTTAATAGAATAGAGAAAGGAGAGTCTATTAGAGATATTTTACTAGATGACAACACACCAAGTAGTAGAACTTTTTTTAAATGGCTAAAGGAAGATGAGTCTAAAGTAAAACAATACGAGATTTCCATGTCTTATCGTGACGATAAGTTATTTGAAGAAATAGTAAGTATAGCATACAATACAGAAGAGGGAACTACTACAAAAGAAACAGAAAGAGGAGTTGAAATAACCACTGGCGATATGTTAGGTCATAGGCGTTTAAAGATAGATGCTTTAAAATGGTATTTATCAAAAAGAAACCCAAAGAAGTACGGAGAAAAAATGCAACAAGAGCATAGCGGTGAAATTACTACAAATATCATATCTTTAGGTAACGGAATAAAACCAAATGAATCTAATACCTAAACAAGAAAACGCTGTTTACTACTTAAAAGACAGCGATACAAAAGAACTTATTTATGGAGGTGCTGCTGGAGGTGGTAAGTCTGCTTTAGGTGTTTTATGGATAATAGAACAATGCCAATCATTACCAGGTACAAGATGGTTAATTGGTCGTAGCAAATTAAAAGCATTAAAAGAAACTACTTTAAACACTTTCTTTGAGTTAACTACAAAACTAAATATATCTAACCAATTTAACTACAATGCTCAATCAGGTATAATTTATTGGAATAATGGCAGCGAAATACTGTTAAAGGATTTATACGCTTATCCGTCAGATCCAAACTTTGATAGTTTAGGTTCATTGGAGATTACAGGTGCTTTTATTGACGAGTGTAACCAAATAACTTATAAAGCATGGCAAATTGTAAAGTCACGTATTCGTTATAAAATAAAAGAATTTAACTTATCCCCTAAATTATTAGGAACTTGTAACCCATCAAAAAATTGGGTTTATTCTCAGTTCTATTTAAAAGATAAAAACGGAACTATTGATAATGATAAACAATTCATTCAAGCATTACCAAAGGATAATCCGCACCTTCCAAAATCTTATTTAGAATCATTACTTTCTTTAGACGAAAATAGCAAACAAAGGCTATATTATGGCAATTGGGAATACGACAACGACCCTGCTAAACTTATTGACTACGAAAAAATACAAAATATATTTACTAATGAATTTGTACCAAGTGGTGAAGCGTTTATAAGTGCCGATATTGCTCGTTTTGGTAGCGATAAAATGG